TGGGGCTGGTTGCGGCCCTTGAACTCTTTGATGGAGGTGATTCTCTTGTTCATCTGTTCCTCCTACAGAGTCCAGGCGATTAAGCTGGACTGGTTGATGGCTTCGTACGCCGTGGTGTGGATGGTCTTGGTGGCGTTGCCGATATCATACACGGCGGCTTCGTCCTCGCTCTTGAAGAAGTCGGCACGGTTGGCGCCACGGATGGTGCGGGAGCCGATTTCCCAGACGTTTTCGTGGTCGTCTTTTTCCTCGGTGAATCTGAGGTTTTCGGCCACGCCAAGTCCGAGGGCGTCGCGCCCCAGAATCATGCTTCCGAAACAGCGAGCGCCGTTGGTCGGGGGCTTCATCCAGCCGTTGGTATCGGCCAACTGGGTGGCCAAGGAAGTGGCGCTGTTTTTGGAGGCGGTGCGAACCCCGGTCTGCTCTTCGATGATGCAGAAGCCGTCATAGTAGAGGAAGTCCTTGCCACGGACGGCGGGGTGTCTGCGCAGTTCTCCGGTAAAGGCCGAGCTTTGCATGGAGACGATGTTAGACTCGGTTTTCAGCCCACGGAACTGTTGCGGGTGAACCAGCCAGAGCCAGAACGGGTCGCCGAGGTCGGTGAGGATGGGCTCGATGAGCAGGTCGGACTTGATTTTCGTGTTCATCAGGGTGATGAAGTAGGAGTCCAGCGCTCCAAGAACCTTGGAATCGGCACTTGCCCACTGAGCATCGGTCTTGGTGTAGAACTCAGTTCCAACCGTATCCATGGTCACGGTTGACCCGCTGGCGGTTCCGGCATAGTACATGTTGGGGTGGTAGCGAACCTTCATCCCGACACCTTGGTCGTTCTTGCCGTTGCTGATTTCCGGGGAAATGCCCTCGTACATGGTCATGAACAGGGAGGCGTTGAACCACTTTGACCAGTATTCGATGAGGGCGGGTGTGGCTTCCTTCATCAGGTTCATGTGTTTCAGGCGTTGATTGCTCATGTTGCCTGAGGATTTGGTGACGGCCTTGCGGACTTGGTTGATGTACACACGCAAGTGGCGAAGGGAGAGTGTCTCCCCGGTTCCCTTCAGCCATGTGTCGCCATATACGGGGTCTTCGGTGAGAGGCATAATCATGGACATGAGCATATTGTCCCTGCCCTCTTCAACGAAGTCGTTGAGCATTTGTACTACAACGTTCGGCGCTGGGTTGGTCTGGCGGATTCCGTTGGTACGGGTAATACCTTGGAAGTTGGCCAGTTTCGCCCAGAACGTGTTATGCCAAGCGGCTTTGGCCAGCTTGGTCGATAACAGCGGTACGTTGAGTATGTGGTCGGTGGATACTTCACCTACTGGCATTTCGTATCTCCTTTCTTAGGTTACTTTTTATTCACCTCTTCAAGGAGCCTGTCCACTTCTTCTAAGGAGCATGAGTCCAAATAACGTTGCCTGTCGAACTCATCCATTTTGGCGAGGTCGGCGGCGGTCATTTTTGGGGTTGGCGCGTTGCTGTTACCTGATGGTAAGCGTGGCACACCTTTGGCTTTTGCTTTCTCGAGCCGTACCCTTTGTCTTTCTGCTAAGGTCTGGTAAAACTTTTCAGGGTAGAGCTTGAGATAAGCGGCCTCAAGGTCGTTATGTGCCACTTTTCCGTCATCAGACAGACGTTTTGCGAGGCGCTCGATATCAGCGGCTTCGGCGTCTGAGAGGTTGTTTTCTTTTTGGTAGTTGCCCACCATTTTTTGGATAGCGGTCTGGGCTTGTTCCTGTTTGAGTTCCCGGAGCACCTCGAGTTTGTTTTTGCGTCTGTCGAGGAGTCGCAGGTGTTTCTGGATGAGGTTGAATTTGGCTCCGTCCTCGATACTGAGGTCGGGGTTGTTTTCGAGTTCGAGTTGGTAGTTGGCGATAAAGTGGTCAACTTCCGCTTCGGTCATATTGGGGATATCGGCCTCGGTCTTCTGTCTGGGTTCCGAAGCTGTTTCGGGTGGTGTGGTGGTGGTTTTGCGGAGTTCGCCGAGTTCCTGACCTTGGCGTCCGACCACTTTCTCGAGGTTTTTGTAGGCTTTGCGGAAGTCGTCCAGTTCCCAGTTGGCGGTCTTGTCTTCTTCGCCTTCCGGTTCTACTTCTTCTTCGTCCTGTTCGTCCTCATCGGGCTCGATGGGTTTGTTGTCGTACTGGACGTCTTCCTCCTCGATGTCGTTGCCGAAGTTTTTCATATCGTCATCGGTCAGGTTGTCCAGTTGTGTCTCCTTCTCGGGGACGCTGGTTTCGTTGTCTTTCACTTTTTCTCCTTGGGTTTCTGTTGCGCTTGTTCTTTTTGCGCCTGTATCTGGGCTTTATCCATGTTTTGTTGGTGGAAAATCTGGTCTTCCTGCATGGCTTGTTGCCTGGCCTGTTGCTGTTGCATCTGGCCAGTAACCATTTGAATGTATTCGATTTGTTCTTCGACGTCGGGCAGTTCGGAGTCTTTGAGTATCCACGCCCAGTTGACGAATTCGGGGGGCATCATGGTGGCGAGCGCCATTTTCCGGTCGAGGTTTTCTTGGAGTTTAGTGGCGGAGAATTCGCCTTCATCGAGTACGACCTGTCCGAGGAAGGAGGACACTTGGTTGCGGATTTCATCGCCTACCTGCTGGTTAAGCACGGCGGTCTGGGTATCCTTTTTGGCATCCATGATGGAGACGATGCGGTTGAGTTCGGGATAGACCTGACGGCAGGTATCGAGGAAGTAGCGGGCTACTTGGAGGCGCACGAGGGAGAGGTTGTTAAGGTAATGGTTGATGGTGGCGCCTACCCGCTGTGCTTTCATTTGGTAGAGGCGGGCGGATTCGTTGGAGAATTCGGACTGGCCTCTGGCGGTGTCGTTGATGCCGGAGATGTCGTTGAGTTTTTCCTTGGTATCGGAGATATCGTTCCAGACATCGGCGGTCATTTGGGATGGGGAGATGCGGTGCGGGGGGAATTTGAGGTTGCGCACGAGCATGGAATAGCTGGGTGAGTTGCCGTGGGCATCGTAGTCTTCCTTGGTGTCCCGGTCGTCATAGGAGAAGACCATGGGGGCAATCATGCTCCGGTCGATGTACGATGTCTTCTGGATTTCACGTTTATTCAGGTTTTTCTGGGGGTCGAGCATGACGTCCACGAGCGAGGAGTTTTCGTGTTTGGCGTTGTTGAGGTCAATGGAGTAGTAGGCCACGATATCGTAGAGGCTGGTTTCGAGCCAGCTATCCTCGTCAAGGAGCAGGAGGTTGTGATAGGGGCAGATGGTGGTGTAGTGGATTTTCTTGGTGCGGGTGGAGCCCACGTAGGCCATCCCTGACTCGGCGGCTTTTTGTGCGTCTTCCGGGGTAAGCAGGATGTATTCGCCGCTGTTGGGGTCGATGAAGGTTTCCCGGGTGACGTCAATGCGGTTTTGCATTTCGATGGTTTTATAGAGCCCACGTTCCTTGTCGTAGAAAACTGAGTCGGGACTGGAGACGCCGAACATGCTTTGGATGGCGCTGGTCAGTTCCTCGGACAGGCGTTCCCACCAGCGTTTTTTGTTCAGGGACTGTTTGAGTTCGGGGAATTCGCCGTAGGTGTCCATTATCTGCTCCGGCCTGAGCCAAGCTTCCCGGAGAATGAAGTCGCAATCCCTGAGGTCGTAGCGTCTGTGGTTGGGGTCGAGCAGGACGGAGTAGGGCGGGAGTGCCTCGAAGCGGTAGTCCATGAAGCCCACCTCATCCGGTTCGATGGAGATGCGGAGACAGCCGGGAATCGGCATGATAAGGCCATCGGCAAAGACCTTGGAGAGTTCGTATTCGCCGTCTTGGGTGCTCCAGACGTGGTTCCAGAGGCCGGAGAGGATGGAGGCGAGTTCACGCTGGGAGGAGTAGAATGGCCTGACCCGGACGGAGCGGCGGTTCATTTTTTCGGTGCCGATGAGGTTAAAGAGGCGGGGGAGGATGAGGTTATAGACCATGGGAGGGGAGCCTTGCTTGAGAAAGGCGGCGATTTCCTCGGCATTCCATTGCTTATTGAGGACAAATCTGTAGCATTCCTCGGCCTGTTTCCGGGCTTCGCTCCATTGGTTATAGGTGTCAAGATATACGCTGGTAACGTTCTCGACCTGTTTGGCATTTTCTGGCAACTTAGCCTCCCATTACGTCTGGTACAATAAAATTGCGGTGTGTGATTTTATGTCAAGCATTATTTTCACCAGCCAGCCCAAACATTGCGGAGGGTATAGCGTTTTTCCTCTGCTGGCTTCATGTTCAGGCGTTTTTGCCATTCCATCATTTCTTTATAGGGGGTGCGGATGAAGGGTTTGTCAATGTACATAAGCCCGTAGCGGATGGCGTCAGCGGCGTGGTCATCACCTTCGGTATTGACGTCTTCGGGGTTTTTGTTCGATTTCACGAGGTTGGGGATGGTCTCGATACAGTTGATGCAGTTGGAGGTGAAGACGAGGTAGG